AGATTGTGTAATTACTTTTAATGGTTCATCAAGCAGTTATACAAATAAAATTCTCACTGGAAATGGTGCAGCCGCTTCATCTACCGCAGGAAGTATTACTGGAACGGACAGCGAATTAGTACCTTCTAGTTATACCGCTTCTACTTTTTCAAACAGCGATGTTTACATACCTAATTACCTTAGCACCAGCAATTATAAGGCTGTTAGTACAGATACGGTCAGCGAAAATAATGCTGCAACTGCTTACGCTGATTTTCTCGCAGGTCTATGGGCTGCAACTCCTGCGGCAATTACCTCAATTACTTGCACCCCAAATGCTAATAATTTTGCCCAATACTCAACCTTTTATCTATACGGCATCAAGAACTCATAAGGAGAAAACAATGGATAAACCAACCAGAATAGAAATCAACTGCACAACAGGGGAAACTTCTATTATCGAACTAACCGATGCTGAGATTGCTGATATGGAAACAGCAGCCTTAGCAGCAGCAGACCAACAAGCAGCAGCAGAAGCCGAAGCAGCAGCCAAGGCTGCCCTAAAAGCATCAGCTAAAGCAAAGTTAATTGCTGGCGAACCTTTGACAGCAGAAGAAGTAGACACACTCGTTATCTAAGGAGCAAATATGCGCACAGGCCAATACTCAGTAAGCACCACAGCAGCAAAATTATTTGACCAAGCAGGGTCTTCGCGTGTTTGTAATATACACGTTGAAACAACTCCTATATTTATTGGTGATCGTAACGTTACTTCCTCTACTGGATTAAAGTTAGATGCTAACCAAAAGTTGGTCCTTACCATTTCAGGTGGAACAGAAATTTGGGGCGTTACAGCTTCAAGCACAGCCTCAGTTTATGTAATGGAAAATTAACCTATAACCGTAAGGTGCAAGCAATGAAAACCTCAGATTACCTAGTAGCACTTCTCGGCTTTAGCACCCTTCTTGGGGCTTTAGCCGGGGGAGTGCGATTTTTAGTTAAATCTTATTTATCTGAACTTAAACCTAACGGCGGTAGCAGTATGCGAGATGCAGTTAATGTAAATAGCACCCGTTTAGAACGATTGGAAGAAAGAGTAGATTCAATCTACGAAATCCTTTGCAAAAATAGATAGAAAGTTGATATGAAACTTCCCCCAAAGTTTTCAAGATTACTTGCAGTAACATTTTTAGTATTTAATTCAGTATTTTTGTTTCCTGCTTTGGCGATGGCAGATGACATTATTATTAACTTAAACCCCGATACTGCTTATGTAGATACAACAATAGAAGTAATAGCCTCAAGTGAGTATGTAATTGAAACAATTACTGGCCCACGCTTTGAAACAGCGCCCGATGGAACGATGACAGTTCGTGCTGGTTGGGTAGATTCTTGGATTGAACTGCGGCAAAATGATGTTGTTCTTAGAGCAGATGATGACAGCAACCATGTTGCCGGGGTTAATGAATATGCTTCTAAATTAACAGGAACTATTGATATTGGCACTTATACAATTCGTGCCACTTCATACTTAAACAGAGTTGGCTATGGAACTCCAACAGGAACTTATGTTTTGAGCAGTAATTTAATTCAACCTACTCCTGAACCAACTCCCGAGCCAACAATAGAACCAACGCCTGACCCAACTCCTGCGCCAACAATAATTCCTACACCAACCCCTGAACCGACACCAACACAAACTCCTACGGCGCAACCAACTCCCGAACCAACACCTACGCCTCAACCACCAATTGTTATTCCTGACCCGCCAGTTTTTATTCCTGACCCACCTATTGCAATACCTGATCCACCGCCAGCAATAGAACCTCAGCCACCAATTATAGAACCTGAGCCAATTGTCCTACCTCAACCCGAACCTGAGCCATTACCCCCCGTAGAGCCGCCACCTGCACCTCAAGAGCCACAACCTGAACCCGAAGTTGTGCCAATCGAACCTGCTCCTGAGCCTGCTCCAATTCCTCAGCAAGAGGAAGTTGTTGTTCCTCAAATTCCCGAACCTGCGCCTGAACTTCCATCTGAACCACCTTTAGTTGAAGGACTTGAACCTAATAGCCCAAATCAATTGCCTGACGATATACCAAAGATGCCAGAAGATAACTTATTGACACCGCATATACAAGAAGATAAAGCAGGTGTAGAAAATGGTGGTATTGAATTCTTTGGAACTAAATCTCAACCACAAGTAATTGGCGAAGATGGAAACCTCACACCACCACCACCACCCCCAGGATCAGGTTTGCCAATCCCTGCTGATGCAATAACAGTTGAAGATACTTTCATTGGTCAACCAGGTGGCACAACATTTAACTCACCTGACGTTGCTATTCCTATTCCTTTAATTCCACTCGAAGGAGCAATTGCTGCAATACCTGGAGCAGAAACAATCAATGAAGCGTTTAATACATTACAAAATATAGGTAACGATATGTCGCCGATTACCCGTAAGAAAGCCAAGAAAATTCTTGTAATTACTGCGACAATTGGACAGATAGCGGCACTTAGAAGGAGATTTTAATGACATTTATTAAAGAAGTTTTATCTGATTTAGCCCATCAAATATGGACATTCGTGGGTTTATTTTCAGCTTGGCTAGTTCTTACTGGCTCTGCTAAGACTGTTGTTGGTTACGCTATTATGATTTCTATTTTCCTATGGGTAACTACATTCCGTTTGCGCAATCCAAAGGATAAAAAATGAAAGACATATTTATCCGAGTTGGATCAGTATTTATTCTAGGCGCATTAGGAACTATCGGTGCTGCTGCTATCCTAAATGTAAATCCTATTATTGGCGCTGGTATTGCTGGCTTGATAGCCTGTTCTGAAGTAATTAAAGACTTGGCTAAAGCCTATCTTGATGATGGAAAATTAACTAAAGCCGAAATTAATGAAGTTTTTTCAAAAGCTGTAAAGAAGCCAAAGGAATAACATGAGCCTAACTGCTGACAAAATTATTGAAATTGCTAAAGCCGAAGTAGGCACAGAAGAAGAACCTGTAAACAAAACCAAATACGGCAAATGGTATGGAATGAATGGTCAGCCTTGGTGCGCTATGTTCGTATCATGGTGTTTCTCAAAAGTGCCGGGCGCTACTTCCCTAATCGCCCAATCCCCTAAAGGATTTGCTGGATGCGAAGCATTTGAAGCATGGGCTAAGAAAAAAGAATTAAACGTGCCTGTTGATACTGTTCAAGCAGGGGATATTGTCCTCTTTGACTTCAATAAACAAGGCAAATCAATCCATGTTGGGCTTGTTATCGGCTATGATAAGAAGAAGCATTTGATTGAAACTGTCGAAGGCAATACTTCGGGAGAAGGCAAAGCTGGCAGTCAGGATAATGGAGAAGGTGTCCACATCCGACATAGATCACCAAGCCTAGTTCGAATGGTTGTTCGACCAAAATACAAAGACTAAGGAGAAATATGCTAGACAAACTATCACCTGCAAATCGCCACATGGTAATCGCTTTATTAGGTTCACTTCTAGGCGAATTGGCTAACCAACTTCCAAATGTAAATCTTCCTGCAAGTATCGCCCCTATCGCTGGAGCGCTTTTAACATCAGCAGTCCTTCGCGTATCTGCTCTGACAAAGCAATATGGAATTAAAGGTTAAGGTATAATAAATGAATAAGGTCGCAATGGAATTAGTTATTACCGCCGATGCGGAAGTAACTCACGCAGACGGAACTAAGGAGTCAGAATGACAGTAGGACTAGCCACAACAACTTTGGCAAACAATTGGCTTAATATGCTTCGCGGAACTGCGTTTACTGCTCCATCTGCAACCTATATCAAATTGCACACAGCCGATCCGGGTGCTGCTGGAACTTCAAACGCTTCAGCAGTTACCACTCGTCAAGCTGCAACATTTTCTGCCGCATCATCAGGAGCGCTTGCACTTTCAAACTCACCTGCTTTCACTATGACTGCGACAGAAACTATTACTCATATTTCTGTTTGGGATGCTTCTACTGCTGGCAATCTTCTTTGGACTGCTGCGTTGACTACTTCTAAGTCAGTTGTTAATACAGATACACTTACCTTCACAACACTTGGAGTCGCGCTTACACCTTTGGCTGCCTAGTTATCGGTAGTTCGGGGGTGCTTGCATGGCGTATGGCATTAGTTATACCCAATTAAAGTTTGATACCCCTTTCTTTGCACCTGCTCCTGGGTTTTATGTAGGACAAATAACAAGCAATCTCTCGGGTTATGATCCGAGAGTATTGTCATATCAAGCACCGTTTTACGGAACTTCTTATGGAACACCGCGTTATTATTTTGGCCCAACTCCTGTTTATTATGTTGATGTTTCAACAACAGTAACTGCAACCCTTACTTCGATTGCGCAAAAGAATGGTTTTGCTAGTGCTAATACTTCTATTAGTGCTGCATTAACCGCAGCAGGACTTCGCAACTCTTTATTGGCTGCTTCAACTACTGCCAATGCAAGTTTGACTGCTGATGCACTCCACGCAGAATTTGCGGATGAAACATTTACTGCAACTGCCGGGGTTAGTGGAACTGCAACGCTTAATATGCGCGTTCAGACTACAACTTCTATAACTACAACTCTTACTGCTGATTCAATTGTAACTAGATACGCTAGTGCTTCTACCGCTTTAACTGTTGCCCTAACTACTGATTCATTAAAAACCGAAAATGCAAATACAACTACTTCTGTTAGTGCTACTTTAACTGCCGATGTTATTAAGGGTGTTGTAGCCGATTCACTTCTTACAATTATTGAAACTTCACAAACAGTTATTTCTAGTTTATTTTATGTTGAATCAACCTTAGATATAGTCGCAGGGTTAACAGGCGAGATAATCCGTGGGCATACAGTTGATTCTCAAACAAGCACAACTTTTACCGCTACGACTAAGGTTAAAAAAGCTAACCCAATAACTGACCACGATATTGTGGTATTTGGTCAGATTTACCCTAGACCATGGGCGGGTGAACTTAAAGACCGCAGGTGGGTTGGAGAAGTATCTCCTATGCTTAATTTTGCAGGATCACTAGGTTCTAAGCGTTGGTCTAATGGTATGCTTGGCGACAGAAATAAGTTTGGCTCACTCGCTCAAAAGCGTTGGGAAGGAATCTTACAATGACAAATATCTACCCACGCGAGAGTGTGGAATTCCAACCTATCTTGGTTACTTTAGATGGAGTTCCGGTAACAACAGCTGTAGAAACAGCAGTTCTCTTGCCAAGCGCTCGCCCCGCAGAGTCTGATTGGGTAACTGCCTATGCTCTTAATGGAGATGTTGGAGTCTTAGTTCAAGACCTTGAAGCAGGAACTTGGAATGTTTGGGCGCGCATTACCGACTCGCCAGAGATACCTGTTATAAATTGCGGGTCTTTTGTAGTATCCTAATTTTTGCGTAGATAATGCGCCCCTAGCCCCCACAAGGCCGATCACTTGTGGGGGTTTTTCTTTGCGACACGAACTTTCCATTGAGGATTAAATCACCATAATCTGTTAATGTTTACGCAACTCATAGAAAGGGTTGAAGATGATTGACAAAATTCTTGAAGATCGGCAAGAACAATACGGCGATGCTGAAGTCAATTTTGCTATTGCAGGGCGTATTTGGGGGGCAATGCTCCAAATGGAAGATATACCTGCTTGGCAAGTAGCTTTAATGATGGATGCCTTTAAGTCAGTTAGATGTATTGCCAATCCTGACCACAAAGATTCCTGGCACGACAAACTTGGTTATATCAAACACGGCATACAAATCACGGGTGCATAGTGGGATTACTAGACGATCTTAAAAATGATGGCAATTTCCTACATTCTCGTAGAGGTATTTGCAGCGTATGCACATTCCTAGAATCGCTAAATAAAGAAGAAACTCTAGCCATCAAAGAAAGACTAGAAGATAAAAACACCTCAAGTTCTGCTTTAAGCAAAGTTCTTAAGAATAACGGGCATAACATTCAAGAAGGAACGCTAGCCCGCCATCGTAGAGGAATATGTCTTAATGGCTCTAAAGGATGAACTAGAAGAATTAAAAAAAGAATCTGATCCTGAAATTGTTGAATTGCGCAAAGCGCTAAACAACACCCAAAAACAATTAGCCAAAGCCAAAATTCGCAATGATGAACTTGTAATTGCTACTCAACGTGGTGCTTATGAAGCGATGCTTGCTCTTGGAAAAGTAACACCAGTTGTTGCTCCAAAAACAGATAATCGTAAAGCAAAACCTGAAGTAGCTTTAGTCCATTCAACGGATTGGCAAGGCTCTAAAATTACTACTTCTTACAATAGTGAAGTAATGAGAAAAAGAGTTCTTCAATTTGCAGATAAAATTGTTCACCTTACTGAACTCCAACGCCAACATCATCCCGTAAAGGAATGTGTAGTTATGTTCGGTGGAGATATGGTTGAAGGTTTATTCAATTATCCGGCACAACTTTGGCAAATTGATGCCTCATTATTTGGGCAATTTACCAGCGTATCAAGATTATGTGTGGACTTTGTTCGAGTAATGCTTACCAACTTTGAAAAGGTAACTGTTGTTGCTGAGTGGGGAAACCACGGGCGCATAGGTAGCAAGCGAGCTGAAGTTCCCAAGAATGACAATGTTGATCGTATGGTTTATGAAATGGCTAGACAAATACTTTCTAATGAAAAAAGACTAACCTGGGAAGATTGCCCTGAAGATATACAAGAAGTAGCAGTTGGCAATTACCGCGCTCTGTTAATGCATGGTGACGAACTAGGGCGATCAGGATTTGCTAGTCCTGCTGCATGGATTGCTGGTGCTAACCGTTGGAAGGCTGGCGCTCACGATTACGATTTCCACGATATTTATTTAGGACATTACCATCGCCACGCACAAGAGCCAATCCAAAAGAACTTTAATCTTTATTGGACTGGTTCTACTGAAAGCGATAACCGATATGCGAGAGATTCAATGGCTGCATCAGGTATGCCTAGTCAGCGACTTCACTTTGTTGATCCCGATAAAGGTCGCGTAACGGCTCAATATCAAGTTTGGTTAGACTAATGAAAGCGGTATCACTATTTGCAGGAGTAGGTGGCTTTGATTTAGCACTTGAACGCAATGGAATGGAAGTTGTTGCTTCAGTAGAGATAGATAAAAATGCACGAAAGGTATTGGCGAAAAGGTTTCCCAATTCAACAATTTTAGAGGATGTGTGCGATGTTACAGGAAAGCAACTCTTTGAACTCGGATTTAATTCAGATGGAATTATTGTCGGTGGATTCCCCTGTCAAGACCTCTCCGTGGCTGGCAAACGTGCTGGATTGGCTGGCGGCAGATCAGGTTTATTTTGGGAAATTGTTAGAATCCTCGAAGAAACCAAATCAAAATTCTTCATTTTGGAAAATGTCCCAGGTTTACTTTCAAGCAACAAAGGAAGAGATATGGGAACAGTCATCGGAGCGTTGGATGACCTCGGGTATAGCATCGCGTGGCGAGTGCTTGATGCTCAATACTTCGGAGTTCCCCAAAGACGGCGCAGAGTCTTCATTGTCGGATGTCTTGGAGATGACTGGCGAACACCTGCTGAAATACTCGCTATCCTCGAAGGCCGCGCAGGGTATCTTGCGCAGAGCAAACCGAAGGGAAAAAACATTGCCGAATCAACTTCAGAAAGCATTGGAGCATTTGGCGAATCAAGTTTTGGACAATACAAAGAAGGACAAGTAAGCACTCTTAAACAATCTGGTGGTGTCCTAGGTGGTGGAAGTGAAACCTTCTTGGTTCACGAAAGCTCGTAGAGCGCAAAGCGCGGAAGATTTTGAAACTTGGATTCAGGGGGGGGCAGTTCCTACATTGAACGCATTTGATAATGGGGATACAAGAGCAACCGTTTTAATTTTTGATGGACATAGGGTTGATGACATTAGAATTCAGGGCGATGTAATCAACACATTGCAAGCACGAATGGGAACAGGCGGGGGAAATGTTCCAATGATCTCTTACCCAATACAAGATGGGCGCGATATGGAAAAAAACCAAAATGGTTTAGGCATTGGTGATGAAACTGATCCTTCTTATACTCTTGACAGAACAGGTGGGCAAGCCGTGGCTTATTCAATAAGAGAAGATGCTAAGGCAAATACTTTTAGTGCGACAGAAACGGATACCGCATTGACAGTTCAGGCACATCAGCCTTCAGTTCAATCGCACCATGCTCAATTGTTTATTGCAGATTCTCCTATTGTTCGCCGTTTAACTCCTGTTGAGTGCGAGCGCCTTCAAGGATTTCCTGATAATTGGACTGATGACCAAGCCGATACAAACCGTTACAAGCAAATGGGAAACGCAGTAGCAGTTCCTGTTGTTGATTATATTATTAAACGCTTAGTTACTTTGAATACTGAATCATTGTCTGATACGGCGGTGCAGTAAAAGCAGTAAGTTCGGTTGCAATTTCCATAGCCCGCATTGGTTCTGCTCCGGCAGATAAAGCGCCAAGAGCGTAAGCAGCTCCTGATCCAACTCCATATAACCCATTGCTAGATTTCATTACTGCAAGGTCTTGGTCAACATCAAAGAGTTCGCCATTGACTGCAATAAGGAATTGAAATCTTGAACCTGAATTTTTTTCCTGGTCTTCGTCAAAGTTGTAACCATTGGCTTTAAGACATTCACGAAGCGAAGGCATAGCCTTTGAAATCATAAAATGGTAGATGTCTTGGCGGTCTTTAGAAGTAACCGTTGGTGGCTTCCAAAGGTGTTGGGCAATATCACAAGGGCTAACTTCCCCTGATCCCCCAATAATAAACTCCCCAACCTGAGAAAGTTTCTTCATTGTCGGGTGGGTATAGATTCTTCCCCCATCATCCGTTACCCGGTTATCGGCTATTAAGGTGCAACTATCCTCATGTTCGATTCCAAGTATCGTGGTCATTAAAAATCTTCCTCGTCAACCCCTGTATGCAAAGTCATAGTTGTAATGTCAATACCTTTTGTGGTCGCAGTTTCAATAGTTTCATGGAACATTTCCAACGCCCTAGAAGTCATATCATGCAATCCATCGGGGTAGGTGAGTTCTGTTTGGACAGAAACGGATAACCCACCTAGCCGTATTTCGATTGATGAAAATGTCATGGGGTCATCCTCTCACGACACGCAGAACGAGGGGGTTATTGACACCAAACATTACGCTCGTATAGATTACTACCAATGGCCTATTCAAAGGCCCAAACGAAAGGGTAAACATGAGCGATCATGGATTAGTTCTAAAAGCAGACCAAGATTTTTGGTCAGATTCACAGATAGCTGCACTTAGCCAACTTGGACTCTCAAGAGCTTCTAAGGGCGATTTGCAGGTTTTCTTCCACCAATCACAACGCACAGGGTTAGACCCATTTGCCCGCCAAATTTATATGATTGAACGCGGTGGTCGTTACACAATTCAAACCTCTATTGATGGATTCCGCATTGTTGCGCAACGCTCTGGCAATTACGGCGGTCAAACAATGGCTGAATGGTGTGGAACGGATGGAGTTTGGAAAGATATTTGGTTGGAATCAACTCCACCTGTTGCTGCTCGTATTGGCGTTTATTACAAAGGTTCTGATAAAGCAACTTACGCTTCTGCTAAATGGGATTCTTATGCAAATCCTTCAAGTCCTATTTGGAAGAAAATGCCTGACTTAATGTTGGCTAAATGTGCAGAAGCACTTGCACTACGCAAAGCATTTCCTAACGATCTATCCGGCGTTTACACAACCGAGGAAATGAACCAGGCAGATGCGGTTGAAAAGAAACCTGAATCTCCTTCTAAAGCAAAAACTCCTGCGCTTCATATTGAGCCAGCAGTTGTAATCTTTACAGAAGAAGAAACAAAATACATAAAAGATGTTTTTAATGAAGTTAAAACCATTACTGACATTGACCAATTGCGTGAAATTTGGTCAGAAGATAAAAAGTATTTAGATGTCAACATTGATGGCATTACTTTGAAAGATTTAATTTCAAATCGTGTTGCTGAACTTAAAGCAGTAACCCCGGCGGTTGAGGTAACAGAATGAGCGTTGCGGTAGGTCAATCGCTAGCCGATGTTGGTGCAAAGTCTGCATTGCTAGCCAAAGCAGTTTGGTCTTGCAAAGCTGACATTTGGTTAAATAGTTTAGAGCCAGGCTTCCGCATAACTTCAGAAGATTTAACTAATGCAATTGGATTTCCTGATGATAAATGTCCAAATGCTAATAATGCAGTCGGTGCAAAGATTCGTTTTTGGGCGCATAACAAATCAATAACTCGCATTGGGTTTATGAAATCAACGCGCTCTGCATCCCATGCTCGAATGATTGCTCTTTGGGAAAAGTTATGAGCCAAACAGTAACTCCAATGCAGGTCGAAGCAAGATTGATTTCGCTTTCCAAAGAGATTGACACAGTTCAAGTCGAACTCAATGAAGCGGAAAAACAATACTTCACGATCAAAGGACAATATGAAATTGCGCTCGCAAAGGCTAGGCGCGCTCTTGCCGGGGCTAAAAGTGGTGAAGGCAAATCCTTAACCGCTACTGAAAAAGAAGATATGGCGCTGATTGCTAATGAAGATTTACACCTTCAAATGCTTTCTGCCGAAATCCTAGTGCGAGCTTGCCGTGGAAATGCAGCAAGAATCAAAACCCAAGTGGACATTACTCGTTCTATTGGGTCATCAGTTCGCAGTTCTATGGAGTTATCTTGAGCGAAGATACAGGGATTTATTTATACAAACTCTTAACAGGAGCAATTGTTGCCCAGGATAATCTTAGGGATCGCTCAATGCAGACCGAGATTGGGCCTTCGCAAATTGGTGGATGCCGCCGTCAGGTGTATTACCAATTAACCGAGAAGCCTATTCTTAATGGAACTGAGCCATTGGCTGCCATTCTTGGAACTTTTATCCATGCAGGAATTGCCGATGCGATTAAACGCGAAGACCCATTTGGCGATAACTTCTTAATTGAACAGAAGATAGATGCCTTTGGTATTCCTGCTCATACTGATTTGTATATTCGAGATAAGCAATTAGTTGTAGATTGGAAAACAACTACTCGCAAATCTTTACGTTACTTTCCTAGCGAACAACAGATTATGCAGGTTCAAATCTATGCGCATATTCTCAAAGCTAATGGCGAAGACCCTAAGACAGTTTCTTTGGTAACTATTCCTAGAGATGGAAAGTTAGAAGAAATTATGGTTCACCATGAACCGTATAACCCTGAAATTGCTGAAGCCGGATTGAAATGGCTTGATGAAGTGAAAACTATGGCTGAAAACAAGGAAATTCCCGATCCTGAAAAGCCTAAACATTTCTGCAAAATGTATTGCGAATGGTATGACGAAACAGGGGTGGATGGGTGTCCTTCCTTAAAACGGGGATAGATTGGGAGAAGGCGAAGTGTCGCGGTATGGAAACTAATGATTTCTATACCGTGGAAGAAAAGCGCCAAACCGTCAAACTCCAAATGGAAATGATGGAAGTAATACGCCCGACTTGTTTTAGTTGTCCTATTTGGCAAGATTGTTTACGTTATGCAATGAAGAATGAAGAATTCGGTGTATGGGGTGGTTTAACTAGCACCGAAAGAAATTCATTTAAGACTTATAGATTTTCAGATATAAAAAACCGAACAGTAAAGATATTAGAAGTATTTGGAATTTCAGAAGCTGATGTTTTGGATTTAGTTTGGAGAGAAAAGTGATTGATGACTTTGGTTTGTTCTGGAACGCCTATCCTCGAAAGATAAGTGTTGTCAGCACACGCCAGGCATGGGCAGTTGCCATAACTAAAGTATCCCCGGCGGTTATTTTAGAAGCAGTAAAAAAGTATGCGAGCGATCCAAACCGCGACCCTACTTTCACCTCTGCACCTGCCAAATGGTTAGAGGAAGAAAGGTGGATGGATGACCCTGCCCCACCCCGTAAATTGACCTTAGATGAACTCAAGGAGCGAGATTTGCGGTTCTCTAAGCAAAGAGATGAGGTAGAACGCAAAAGGGCTTTAGAAGCCCACAGAGAGGCTGAGGAAGCCCGTAAGAACGCAGTTCCAATGCCGCCCGAAATCAAACAACAACTACTTGAATTATGGTCCAAGCGAGCGTATCCTGAACCGTAATGCTTACGAAATGGAGTGATGTATGACACTTGTAGCAGTCAGACCCGAAACACTACAAATTGGCGACCCTGTAATTATTGGTGGCGAACGTTGGATTGTTCGTTCCATTGACGGCCCAGATCACAATTTGACATTTGACTTGTATTTGTCTAACGAAAGTGGCGATTGCCATAAAGTAGTTCAAGACCCAATACAAATCATCAATGAGTAAAAGCAAACAAAAAGGAACTTCAGCAGAATCTGCGTTCGTTAAAAACGAGCGTGTATTGAAATCATTTCCTATGGTTGAGCGCAGAGCTTTATCCGGGGTTAATGACATGGGTGATGTTGCAGGCGCTCCTGGACTTGTGTTCGAGATCAAGAACCATAAGTCTTACAAATTCCCCGAATGGCTAAAGGAAACTGAAGTCGAGCGCGTAAACGCTAAAGCTGATTATGGCGTGTTAATCGTCAAACCTAACGGCGTAGGTCTTGGCTCTGTGTCCGATTGGTGGGCAGTAATGACCGTTGGACAAGTCCTAGATTTATTAAGGGATGCAGGTTACGGCGATTCTATTGACAAAGATTACGGTAAGTCATAGATTACGCATTACAGGGGCGAAGAACCCCACAAATAGAAAAGGTGAAGTAAATGCAAACTTGTAACAAATGTGGTTTAGAACCACAAAAGATTGGAACTTATCTTCTTGAAGCATTTGTTTTAGGTATGTGTCGCAATTGCTTTTTAGAAAATACAAAAGGTATGCCTTATGAGTTGTTAGAAGCTCTTAGTAAGGTAGGTGCATAATGATTATAGTTTTAATGGCTCTTGTAATTACATTAGTGGCAGTCGCTGCGGATCAACTTCTTACTTGGTGGTCAAAATGAGCAACGAACATTTATATTGTGTTTGGTGTGGCTCAAAAGGTGGATTTGCTAATCAGTTAATTATTCACCGCACCGGGGTTAATGCAGTTATAGAGTGTGAATGGTGTTCAATGGGCGCTGTTCTGCGTTCATCAAAGCGTGGTCAATTTATAGAGAAAGGTGAAAAAAGTGAGTGAAGTTCGCAGTTGTTCTGATTTAAGAAAACCTACCCAAGAAGAAATTTCCAAATTCGTAAGCGATATGGATTCTTCAATGAATGAATCTTGGCTTTGTGGATGGTGCAATGCAGGTCAAAATGAATGGTTCTTACCTCAAATGCTTTTTGATCCTGCTAATGAATTTATGGTTACTCCTTGTTGCCATACTGAAGCCGAAGCAGCTTTAGTCCTAGATGGGGAACGCGAATATGCAGACCCACGGGAAGATGAACGCGAGATTTCAAGATTGGTAAACCAATGACCGAAGAAGTGTTAAATAATCCAATTGCCGAAGCCTATTGGCGAGCAAAAATCATCAAGGAAATCGAAGATGAAGCCAAAAAGATGCAGGCAAAAATGGATAACATTGATTTAGCCCCAAGAACAAGTTACTTTATTGACGGAATGTTAAAAGCGGCAAGTGTGGTTAAAACTAGCCATGCCTAATTACGATTTTATTTGCGACCAATGCGAAACTGAACGCGAGGTTTATATTCCAATCAACTTTGAACAAATTGTTTATTGCCAGGCTTGCATATTGCCAATGCGGAAAATGATTCGACCAACACCAAATATACGAGTGAAAGGAATATCAAGAAAATGATTCCTGATATTAAAAAAATGGGGCAGATCAATGCGTTGATGCTGACCTTTCATAATAAGAGCGCCGAGAATATAGCTAGCAATATCCAGGTTAAATTACTCGATGAATACCAAAAAGTTGAGGATGATACACCCGAACAAGCGTATAAGCGGGCTTTGGAGTGGGCTAGAGATATGGCAAAAGCACAAATAAAGGATTCAATTACGCTAAAATAATACTGTCCATAACCAACACCTTTAAGGGGGAAATCATGGATGAGAATGTAAACCGTTGTAATTGTGGCAGTTGGATATACGCAACTAATGCTTGCGAAGTCTGTAAGAAAGGCGAAACGAGAGAGTAGTTCGTTTCCGTAGGAGAGTTCTTGTAATAGCCCTTGTGGTAGGACTCTTTAATATGATTCCAGCGCAAGCACAAGCGCCTAAAATGGGGATCAGTATTCAGATGGCCCCAAAGGTCTTCGCTGAAACTAAAGTCATGCAGCAATGGAATTCCAAAGCTGAGTATCGTTGTTTGGAAAATTTGTGGGAACACGAAAGTCATTGGAATCCAAAAGCGCACAATAAAAGTTCTGGTGCATACGGGATTGCCCAATTTATGCCTGAAACATGGGGAAACTATAAGTTTCCTTTTAAGCCAAAAGAGGCTAGTGTTCAGATTACGGCAGGACTTCGTTATATCTATAAAAGATATTCGACTCCTTGCCGGGCTTGGTCGTTTTGGCAACGCCAGGCTAAGAGAGGTAATGCCTGGTATTAGGGAGTTAAGTGGATAAAAAGGTCGCAGAAGCAGTCCTAGAGCGAGCTAAGGGGCATTGCGAAGTCTGTGGCTTTTCATTAGCAAGCGATTACGCACTTCACCACAGGAAATTAAAATCCCGTGGGGGTAAAGATTCTATTGCTAACTTGATCTGTGTCCACCATGACTGCCATAACCTAGCAAGTTATAGTATCCACCTAAATCCAGCGAAGGCTGAACAAAAAGGTTGGATGGTTGCATCGTGGCAAGACCCCGAAGAAGCACCAATGTTAAGACCCGATGGCAGTAGCGTTCTATTAAAAGATGATGGAAGCGTGTTTGAACTAGGAAAGGGAAAATAATGAACTACATAGTAATAACAGGAAACTTAGGTAATGATCCGGTGTTAAAGTTTTCAAAAGAAAACAAAGCTATTGCAAGTTTCTCACTTGCTGTTGGTCAACGCACAAAAGATAACGGGCAATGGGTAGATGGCAAACCTATGTGGTTGCAGGTTAAGTTCTTTGGCATCCCTGCTGAGAAAACCGTAGATCGCTTTAAGAAAGGCGATACCGTTACCGTATCTGGCAAGTTAGAAGAATCTTTCTACACTACCAAAGACGGCGAAGATAAATCAGGACACGAAATAATTGCTTTTGATATTGTAAAGGTTGAGCGTTACACAAAATTGGAGAGCGCAGATACTAACGCTAATCAGTCTGCACCCTTCTAATGAGCGAGGAACTTTGGTCATCACTCCAAGTAATTGCACACTTAGAAGTTAACCTTAATAACTTACGCCAAATGCAGCACCGAGGCGCGATTAGGTGGGTTAAAAAAGTAGGTAAGGAAGTCTTTTACCTAGCTGATGATGTTCGGGCTTATCGAAAGAAGCGCGATGACCGTAATTCGCAGTAACATTTTCCTATGCAAATCGAAGAAGAAGTTACCGTGTTAGAACTCGATGAAGCATTGGCTCATGTTGCGGCCCAATTAAAAACTGATACCTATGGGGATCGCATGACTTGGAAAAAGAAAGAAATTTTAATGTCGAGCATTGACGATTTATTAGATGCCCGGCTCGATATGTTGAGCAAGAGCGTTGTGCAGTAAAAAAAAATTTGATTGTGTCTAAGCTGCCGGGCCTGATTGCCGAGCAATGCCGTTAAATCGGGTCATAAATTTTGAACCCTGGTAAACCCTAACCCTTCGATTTTCTAGGTTTTCCGATCCAAACCAAAGGGCGGGTTTTTTCTTTCGTAGTAGCTTTTATTTATCTTAAAAACCCCGTTTCATCGTTTTTTACTTTGATGACTAAATACCCGAATTCTTCTTCTAATTGTTTTGAGTTGTATTCGGAAGTAATAGGCGCGCCACGATGTTTCAAATAAGCGGAAACCCTAAGCCAAAGCAACTCTTTCGCTCTTTCTTCGGTTTTTCCAAAAGCATAAATGGGGTCAGCAACTCCATCACAAATTGCAAGAATCATTTATCCCCCCTGCCTTTTGCCCAAATACCCAAACCGCCATTTTTGGCGATATTGGCAAGGGCTAAATTCCGCGCCTCGCTTTCGGTGTATCCATAGAAAGTTTCTTCCCCTAGGTAATCCTCATTCCATGCAGAAATTACAAAAGCGCCTGAAGGAAAAGCCCTTTTCACCTTTATTTCTATTTTTTGCATTTTTTCCCTTTCTAGTTAGTTGAAAAGCCCGTTTAAGCCCTTCCCCCTGCCCATCGCCTAAGCGATGAACAAGAGGCAAGAATTAAGAGGTGAAAATTAACTCTTTGCAGAAATTGTCCATCCGATCCGCAGGAACTCTACATTTTGCGGGTGTTGTTGCGTATCCTGCCCACCAAATCAAGCCAACAAGAAAAGCAATCAACAAAGCCCGCAGGCGTTTTCCTTTTTTTGTGAGTTTCATTTAATAGTCATTTCCTGCGGTTATAAGTTCATTTTCTATTTTTGGGTCATTTAAGAAGGCGCTCCATTTTGTAGCGCGTTGCTTCATGGATGAATAAATCCCTCTATCGCGCATCGAATCGGAGTTATAATCGAACTCACGGCAGAAATCAGCGAAACTTAATTCGTTAACCGATGAACTTTCCGTTCCCATCGTCCAAACCAAATCCGCAGGAGTGGGTTCTATGTTTTCCGTTTTTTGTGTTCCGTAATAGTAAGGAAATGAAAAAGAATTTCCGCGAAATGTTAATTTGGCAATGACCGCCCGCTTTTCGTATTTAACCGCCCATTCAGGGCGCTTGTATGAGGCGGGGAGTTCGTGAAATGAGGCGGTAAAACCTAATTCCGAAACTAACTCTTGAAGGGTTTTTTCTTTTGTTTGCATTTGTTTACCTTTCGTTTAATCCTAGAACCGATTTTCTAGGATTAGCGCCCTGCGCGGATTCGAACCGCAAACCCCCAATTTCGGGAAGGGCTTTTACTACTTTTTGACTTTGATTTTGTTGTGTTTCATCACTAAGGAAAGTTTTTGCGCCTTGATTGTTGGGGTATCTTCATCGCCGAAAAACAAAAGGTTTGTTCCTTCGTCGTCTTCGTCGTTTGTGTAATGCCCCGCGCCTTCGGTGTTTGCGTAAATGTAGGAATTTTTCCCTGTCTTTATGTAAATGCACATAGTGAAACCGCCCGTTTGATGAATTTCGTTTTTGATCCCCAAAGACTCTAATTCTTCGGCGATTGGGTTTATTTCTTCGGATGCGCTTGCACATCGGCACACATAACACCCGCCCATTCTTACATCTTTTGTTTCTTTGCCGTCTTTATCTTTGAAAATGTGGGTGGTTTCCACTAAATGAGGATGAGAAACAAAGTCTTTGCAGGTAGTTAAAGCGCCCATTTTATTTTTCTCCCTTTGTGTCTTGTAAATTGTCGTAAGTGTGCAATCCGTCAAAATCTTTTGTTAAAGAAACAACAACAGAACCATCCTTATTTTCCCATCTAAAAAACTGTTTAGTGCATTTTGGGCAGGTTCCGTCTAAATCGTTTAACATTTCCATTTCAGAAACGCTTTTGGTTTCGTATTCGCACAAAATGCAGGAAACCTTTATCAAACCGTGATAAGTGGAAAGTTCGAAAAGTTCGGGATAAATTTCCGCAATTTGCGCCCAAAAACTTTTTATAATTTCGGCGGTGTCGTAGATTCCTTCCATATATCCGCAAACTTTGTCGGCATTTGTATCATTAAAACCGAAATGTTCGTTTACATCCCCAAACATGATGAATTGTTCATCGGAAATAAAGGAAGGATGCCAAATGCCGATGGAATCGGGGTATTCATAAGATAAGCGCCAATAGGGGGGGCAGGTTTTTTCCATTTCTTTTAGTACATCGAAAACCATCGGATATTTAAGTTCCGTTTTCATTTTCTAGCCTTTCGTCATTGATCCGACACTCTCGCCGAATCTGTTGCCCTAAGCGTAATCTATAAAAAGGCAAAAAAGAACCACCGAAAGGGGCAAAAAGGGGGTTTCTGTTTGGTATCAATAAGGGGCAAGAGATAGACAAAAACCTGCCCTTTGTAAAACCCAGGGTAAACCACCGCCGAACCTTTAATTTGAGCGTGAACTAAGGAAGGAAAGAGAGGAAAGGGGATTTATAGTTTCTCTCCCCCACATTCCCAAAGGTTTTCCCCAACTTATCCCCATTTAATCCCCAAAAGCTACGCATCGCCCTTGGTTATTGCCCGAACTCTTGCCTTCTTTATTTTTGATCCCCGCAAACTTTGCAGATAGATGACCCCTGCCCCGTAGTTTCTTTCTCTATTAGTTGCCCATCATTGCCCCAATGTTTGCCCGCATTTATCGCCGAAAGATAGAGAAGACTTAAGGGGGTGGGGGTGTTGAATTGTCCTAGATATTGGGGGCATCGCCCCGAATGTATGGAAGTATTCGAACGCTTGTTCTAATTATTTATTAGGTATCCCCTATTTACTCGAACGCTTGTTCGCTTTGACGGGTAGTGTGCCGAGGGTGTGTGTGGGCGCGCTTATTTATATCACCATACGAACTATATCTCACTACCGTAATCTATTTGCTAGACTTGTATTTAGGTCAGGTTTAAGTTCTGATCTCTCCAGACCTGAGCAAGTCGTTAAACTGCTTCTTATCGTTTTGCTTTAAGACATTTATGTAATTTTATTTAGTGGACTTAAAACCACAATCTTATCGAGCCGGGGCATAGATAGCCTTAGTTAAGGACTATCTGTTAGATAGGGGCTTACACCCAACTGCGCTATGTGATGGTCTATTCTTTTTATCGGCGGTAAGGCAGTTCGTGTTTAGTCGCCAATAGATTCATCTCGCTGTTTTAACTCATTGCTCTTATAAATAAGTTCCTCGGTCAGCTACACCTTTTGCCAAGCAATACTTGGGCATGGATGACTTACCCATCAAACGGGGCCACACTAGGATCGGTAGTGTGCGTGGTTTTTTACATGGTGTGCCACGCTGCCATTATTAAGTTTTAGTGAAGCAAAAGCACCTTAGCATTGATTATTCATAATGCGCAAGTGATAGAGTGTAACCTGATGAAAGGGTGTTATGAAGCGTGTCGTAATGTTCTCAGGTGGTATCGGCTCTTGGGCAACTGCCAAGATTGTAACTGAGCGTTTTGGAACTGAAGATTTGTATTTAGTTTTTGCTGATGTTAAAGGCGCTTCTAATAATCCCCACATAGGCGAAGATGAAGACACCTACCGATTTATCAAAGATGCAATTACCAATATCGGTGGCGGTCATTACATTTACCTTAATGAAGGCAGAGATATTTGGACTTTGTTTGAGGATCAAAAATTCTTAGGTAACTCGCGTGTGGCTAATTGTTCTAAACTTCTTAAGCAACGACCAGCTCGTAAATGGTTAAAAGAAAATTGCGACCCTGAAGACACCGTAATTTATGTAGGCATTGACTGGAGCGAAACTCATCGCCTGCCAGCAATTGTTAAAAATTATCTTCCATACAAAGCTGAAGCACCATTATCTGAACCACCTTACTACGATAAAAAACAACTTATGGAATGGGCGCAACGCGAAGGATTAAAAACCCCACGCCTTTATGATTTAGGATTTTCGCATAACAACTGCGGTGGTGGTTGTGTTCGTGCAGGTCAAGGTCAATTCAAAAAACTTCTTGAAGTTATGCCAGATCGCTTTTCTGTATGGGAAGAAAAAGAAAACCACATAAGAGAAGTTATTGGGCAAGATGTAACTATCCTTCGAGAGATGGTAGATGGAGTTAGAATCCCATTGCCTTTAATTGAATTACGGCGCAGACACGAAGCCTCTCCAACTATGATTGATGAATTAGATATTGGCGGTTGCAATTGCTTTGTAGAATTTGAGGAAGAAGAAGAAATTGGCGACTAGCAATGCGGGTAAAACCAATAAAAGAATTGATGATACTCGTTGGCAAAAATATGCTAAGGCTGTAAGTCAAGGACACTCACAAAGAACTGCTGCAAGTATGGCAGGCATTAGTTACGCATCTGTAATGCGCCAAGCAAAGATTCCTACTTCGCGCTTAAACAAAGCTCTCGGTGAAATTGGATTTGAGAAAGCAGGCGTGTTTGGACTTGACTCTGTTAAGGGTGATGCTGCTAGGGCGCTAGAAGACTTTGGTTATTTTCGTCAAAGATATTTTGCTCGCTCAACTTCACCTTGGGCTGAGGAAGCGGCGTATAAGATTTTAGAATTAGCCGGGACAAAACAAAAAGAATACGTTGTAGTTAACTGTCCACCTGGCGTTGGTAAGTCAACTTTCTTTACGCATGACCTACCTGTTTGGCTTGCTGTTCGTGATCGCTCACGCCGAACAATGATTGGTTCAAGAACCGCAGGACAAGCAACTAAATACACAGGTCGTATCCGCAGAACTTTTGAACGTGTAACTCCTGTTAAAGCTGATGCAGATTTGATTGAACGTGGGCTTGCTAAAGATGCAGTTTCAACCCTCATCACAGACTACGGAAGATTCAAACCTGCTAACTCTGACCTTTGGCGTTTGGAAGAATTCATCCTTGCGCAAGATGGCGGGGTTGCTATTGATGATAAAGAACCTAACTTTGTTGCTTACGGTATGGACTCAGGATTTCTTGGTGGTCGTTTCGATACAGTTATTTGGGATGACCTTGTGGATAAAACAAATATCCGAACTACCGAAGCGCGTGAGAATTTAATTAACTGGTGGGAAACAGAAGCTGAAACTCGCCTTGATCCGGGTGGGCTTTTAATTTTACAAGGACAAAGAATGGCATCTGATGACTTGTATCGTTACGCACTTAACCTTGTTGACTGGTCTTTAGAGTTTGAGGATAAACCTGAACAAGCGCCAAAAAAATATCATCATATTGTTTACAAAGCACACTACGAAGAATTGTGTGATACAGAAAAAAGCCATGCCGGGCATAAAGGAAATTATCCTGATGGATGTTTGCTAGATGAATATCGTTTGCCTTGGAAAGAATTAGCTCGTATTAAATCAAACCGCCTAGATCGTTTTCAAACACTTTATCAACAGGAAGATGTGGATAAAGAAGCAAGCCTAATTCAACAAACTTGGATTGACGGGGGTATTGATTCGACTGGTTCAATGCACCAAGGCTGTTGGGATGAAAGCCGAGTGGCAGGTAAATGGCCCGATAACATAAACGCTTATTCTGTTGTAACGGCTGACCCATCTCCTACAAAGTATTGGGCAGTTCAATGGTGGGGTTATAACCCTGAAACTCAAATTCAACATTTAGTTGATCTAGTGCGCTCACCTATGGATGCCCCGGATTTCCTAGACTACAACCAAGATAGTCGTCAGTTCACAGGGTTGCTTGAAGAATGGTGGCTTCGTTCAAATGACCAAGGACACCCATTTACCCATTTAATAGTTGAGGCTAATGCTGCTCAAAGGTTCATGCTTCAGTATGACCATTTCAAACGGTGGTCTGCAATTAGAAATATCACTTTGATTCCACACCAAACAAATCGCAATAAATCTGATGAAGGCTATGGAGTTCAAACTCTTGCTCCCCATTACAAAGCTGGTCGAGTTCGTCTTCCTGGTTCTGAATACTCAGGGTCAAAAGCAACAATAAAACCTATGGTAAAAGAACTTATTAACTGGCCCGAAGGATCAACTGATGACTGCGTAATGGCGCATTGGTTTTTAATTTGGAACGCACCAAATCTTTTTCATATTGGGATGGATAAACCACCAACATTTGCACGACCTAGTTGGATGACTGGCAGAGGTTCTCGCTGGCTCAAATAAGCGCAATGCCACTCTTGAGTGGTATATTTTACACACCTTACACCGCGCCCACAGAAAAGAGAAACAAATGGCAGCGAAGAAAAAGTCAGAAGTTTACAAGTCTAAGTCTGCTATGAAAAAGCACGAAAAAGGCGAAGGCAAAAAAGTTGAAAAGAAAGAATCCAAGGCGGGCATGAAAGATGTAGTTAAGCCTATGGCTAAGAAAAAGATTGCCAAATCTGTCTAATGAAAAAAGCTGCGGCGGCTAAAAAAGTCGCAAAAGTTATGAAGGAATATGGTAGTGGAAAACTCCACTCTGGTTCTAAAAAAGGCCCTGTTGTTAAATCACAAAAACAAGCAGTTGCAATAGCACTTTCAGAAGCAGGAAAGTCGAAGAAGAAAAAGGGTAAATAATGCTCGGTCCAACGGTAGATGAAATTGCTGCGCTTCTTTCAGAGCGCCAAGCATTGCAAGGCCCAATCATTGATTCAATGCGCCAATTGCGTGATGCTTACAATGGCGACCTTATTATTCCGCTACCTGAAATGGATCGCCGTGAAAAGTCAGCAGTTGCTAACTTAATAACCACAGGACTTGACCAAACTGCTATGCGCATTGCTTCAACAATGCCAAGCGTTTATTATCCTGCGCTTAAAGAAGGCGAAAGTATGTCTGAAAAGCGCGCCCGCACTCGCAAGAGAGCAACAATGGGTTGGTGGGAAGCAAATAAGATGCCACTTAAAATGCGCCGTAGAGCGCGTTGGTTAATTGGCTACGCATCATCTCCTGTAATTCTTCGCCCTGATACTAAATGGGGTGCTGCTCGTTGGGATATTCGTGATCCCTTAAATACATTTCCATCAACAGGTGAAGACCCTGACCAAATAACTCCTAACGATTGTATTTTTACTTATTCTCGTTCACGCGCTTGGTTACAAAATCGTTACCCTGAAGCACTTTCAAAATTAAAAGCAGTAAACCCAAAGCCAAGCGACATGGTTCGCATTGTTGAATACACCGATGCCGAAGTAACTGTCCTTATGGCTTGCTCAACTACAAAACCTAATCCTTGGGAAACTGACATTCGTGGTTTGCCTAACGTTGAACTAGAGCGCGTTGCTAACCGCACAGGGCTTTGCCTTGCAGTAGTTCCGGGTCGCATTACTTTAGATCGCCCAATGGGTCAATTTGATTCACTTGTTGGAATGTATAACTTGCAATCTAAGTTAATGGCACTTGAAGTTATCGCAGTAGAACGCGGAATCTTTCCTGATACTTATCTTGTATCTCGCCCAGGAGAAACTGCTCGTTTCGTAGCAGGTCCTTATGATGGTCGCTCAGGTCAAGTAAACGTAGTTCAAGGTGGCGACATCCGAGAGATGACTGCTAACCCTGGCTTTGCTACTAATGGCATGATGGACAGAATCGAACGCGCACAACGCATTGGTTCAGGAACTCCTGCTGAGTTTGGTGGAGAATCAACATCTAACGTTCGCACAGGAAAGCGTGGCGATGCCATTCTTTCAGCCGTAGTTGATTTCCCAATTCAAGAAGCACAAGAAATCTTTGCAGCTTCATTGCAGGAAGAAAATAAACGCGCTATTGCTATTGCTAAAACTTACTTTGGAAACGAACGCAAGTCATTTTATGTTTCAAGTCGAGGCGCAAAAGGACACGTTGATTACATTCCAAACAAAGACTTTGAAGATGACAACAATGTTGTTACTTATTCTCATTCAGGCGCAGATGCCAACTCACTTGTAGTTGGACTTGGACAGCGCATTGGTATTGGAATTATGTCTAAGCAAACCGCACAAGAAATTGACCCATTCATATCCGATCCTGAATTAGAGAAAGACCGTGTAGTAAGTGAAGGACTTGAACAAGCACTCTTACAATCCATTCAAACTCAAGCATCTCAAGGTTCTATTCCCCCTAGCGATGTGGCTGCTATTGTGGCAATGGTCGCAAGCGATAAAGCGAGCTTGGCTGAAGCCGTAACAAAGGTTCACGAAGCCGCACAAAAGCGACAAGCAACTCCTGCACCAACTGGCGCACCTGAAACAATGCCTGGACTTGGCGCACCAGGAATGGGAGCAGAACAACCACAAGCACAACCACAACCACAAGATGTTGGAGCATTTCTAGCATCACTCGGAGCAGGTGGTCAATAATGCCTAGAGGTCGCGGTGGTAAAAGAGATGGTGCTATTGGAAAGAACTATTCAAATAGAACTGACCTACAAGGACAGAATGTAGTTTCTGCACAACCCTCAAATCAACCAGGGAAAAAAATGGCTGCACAAGCCGCTAGTGGTCAAGCCTATGGCGCTGCAACTGCTCAATTAAATGCGCAAGAAGCATTGCCAATTGCTAATGCTCCTGCTGCTCCTGCTGCTCCTGCTGCTCCTATGAATACAGGACAACCACAAGCACCAAGAGCGCCTTTAACTCCACTTAACGCTCCTACGGATCATGGTTTACCTTTAGATTATGGGATGCCAGGAACTGCAAACGCAGTTACTCCACCATTGAATACTGATGTAACAGTCAAAGCGTTAGGGCTTCTTAACTCACTTGGCGATAACGTTTCACCACAAGTCGCAATGATTAGAAGTTATTTACAAGCTAATGCGGCTAATGGTGCGACTAGATGAGTCTAAACACTCCATTACCTCAAGCACCATTAACCCCTGCTGAACAACTAGCAGCAAATCTTGATGCTATTCACCAATCAGGAAATAGTTATATGGATGTGCCTGCACAAGTTGCTGTTGCTGCCGGACCACAAAATCAAGATCAAACTTTAAGTATTGTTGACACAATTAATAAAGCAATTGCTAATAACAAAAGTGCAGTTGAATCATTTTTTGCAGATGCCCAACAAAGTCGTATTCCTTCAATAACTCAAAAAGCAACTTCATTGCTTAAATCAGTTTATGACCCAAGCATTATTACCGAAAACCATGTTTATAAAATTCAGCAAGATATGATTAAAGCAAAAGCAGCCCCTGATGGCGCTGTGGCAAATGGCGTATGGGATTCTTCTTGGACTAATGCTATGGCTAATTATCGAATTGAAAGTTTTGACAAACCAACCGTAGGTAACGCGCCAGCAAAATCAACTGTTCAACACGTTCTTGATGCTTTAAGTTTTTCTCGTAATGTGAATGTATTGTTACAGGTTGTTAAACAAATGCCCGGCTCTCTTAGACAATTGATAGGTGATGCTGTTGGGGAAACTGGATCAATGTTTGGCAAAGGATTTTATTCCACAGAAGTTGCTTCTGAAAAAAAAGCACAAATTGCTTCTGCCACAGAAAATTTATTGGGCGCAAAAACAACCGCTAAAGAAATAAAACAAAAAGAATTACAACGCTCTATTGAAGATTTAGGGACTCTTTTAATTTTTCTTCCAATGGCTCGTTTGGGTTCAGGATTAAAAGCAGCAGGAGTTACTGCAAAAACAGGTAAAGTTCTAACCGCAGCAGAAGTTGCTCCAAAATATACTCTTTTGAATTCTATGGTTTCAACAGCACAGACTGGCACTATTGGAATTATGCAACCTTCCGCTAGGGCTTTTCTTAACAAACCAATTTTGAATAGTATTTATAAAGGTTTTGCAGTTGGCATTTCTAAAACTGCCCCTATGCAAATTCCTATTAGAAATACAATTGCACAACGTCTTCGTCTTCCAATAGTTCGCGCAGCAAACCAAGCAGGTTTAGCAGTATTAGGTGCAGGATTAAAAGAACAAGCAATAGCACTTGGCGAAAGTAAATTAGGTGCGCGTGAGGGAACATTAGATACAACTGTTTATGGACTTGCCCCTATTAGTGGAAAACTTGCCGCGGCTTTAAATATTTTTTCAATACAAATGAATCCGGGTGGTGCTACAAGAGCAGGTGTTAAAGAAATCATTGGCGATACTGCAAAAGCAGGAGTTGCTTTACGTAATGCTATGGATGACACAGGCATACTTGTTGCATGGCAAAAAGCCAACCCTGGCAAAGATTATGATTATCCTACTTTAGTAGCAAATAATGAATTAGCAGGTGGTAAAGAAATAGATATTCTAAAAACCATAGGGCAACAATTTAATAAAATTGCTTTAGATCATGCTATGGATATTGAAAAAGCACCATTGATTGAAGATGGCACTTGGTTAAAGATGACCAAAGATGAAAGAGAAGAATGGGCGCAAAAAACCCAACAAATGATTTGGCGCGAAGCAGTAGTTAATCCAAAAGGAAGACTAGCCGCCTCTAGGGAAAGTTTAGTTGTTGATCATAATGCTATGGAAACAGGATTTAGAGAAATTGGCGTTCAAGCTAGTGGAGATTTCCGCGCTAGTTCTTTAGCCAAAAAGGGAACTTCTAGTTTTGCTAATCAAGTTAAAGCCAACGCTGTATTTGAAAATGCCTTAGCCCCCGAATTACAAAAATACTTTATTCATCCATCTACCTTAAATGAATATAAAGTTCAAAAACCTTTACAAGCAGAAAAATCACTTCTTGCGCAATCTGACCTTGAAGCAGGAATTGGCACAGGAGAAGTGCCACCATCTAAATTAAACATAAGCGATATAAGCAATCCTGAAATGGCTGATGGGGCAGCAGGACTTGCTCGCATTGATACTTTGACAAAGAATGATGCTAAAAAACTTTATGATAAATTATTTCAACAAGTGCAAGATGCCGGGACACCCGAAGAAAAAATGGCAGCAAAGATTGCTATTGGCAAAGCCCTAATTGAAGAATTTGGCGTTAATGTTTATAAATTAGGTGGACACGATTCCTATGATTTACTTGCATTAGTAGAAGCAGAAGGTAATAAACTTGCAGGCGACCTTCATTTAATGAAAGATGCGCCTGAAGAATTAAAGGCGATGGTTGCTCAACTTAAAGACCTTGGTTACAAACCTGTATATGGAACTGATATTGGTCATCAATTTACCAAAGGTGTTCAATATACAAATCTAGGTGCAGCCAATATTAGGAATAGTTCAAGAACTTATGCTTGGTTAGGAATAAGTCCTCGCCTGTCTAGTTCAGAAGCGGTATCTGCTCGATCTAATATAGAACAATTGCGCACATTACAAGACAGAATTGATAGTGGAAAAATTGAAGTTTTGCCTGGATTTAATGCAAGTTATTTAAGAACTTACATTTATGAAAATCTCCCTAAAACATCTAAATTATATTGGGGTCAAGAAAAAGTATTAAATTTTGCTAAATCTAGTTTTCTTAAAAAAAATAACTATGAAATTCCTATTAAACGTTTAATGGAAGCAGATTCTTCTCTTACGGAAGAAGGAGCATGGGCAAAAATTTTAGAAGCCAAAAAATCAGAATTAGGATTGCGCGAAGTTCCACCTGATGTTCTTATGAAAATCCTTACAAAGCCTTTAGAAAAAGATGTTGCAGAACTTATGGGTCTTGATGCAGGTTATCCATTTATGAGCAAAGAATCTGCAAGACAAACCATTCAAGCCCTGTGGCGCGCAAGAGTAAGTGTTCCAATGGAAATGATTGGTGGCCTTGCTAAAATTGAAGATATTTTGTATGCAGGCATGGGTATTGGAAATACCGCGTGGATGGAAAAAGTTGGACTTGGAAGTTTTGCTAAACAAAAATGGGTGCAAAAGACCGCTTTTACTATGAAGGGCGCGCCTGCCCGCTTGCAAAACCTTCGTAGTCGTGTTCGTTATCAAGAATCAATTGTGTTTGCTTATCGCCGTATGAGCAAAACAATGCTTAAAGGTATTACCGAAGACATCCCACCTGTTATGTATCCTGAATCTAAAATGGAAGAAATGGGTATTACTGCTACTGCTGACAAAATTTACAAACGTATTTTCCCTGAGAACTTAGCAAAAGATATGTTTCTTGATGATGCTGAACGTGTAATCAAAGAAGCAGATTTTTATAACCTTTACTCCCCACGGGAATATGAAAAATGGTCTGCTTATTGGCTTTCTAAAAAAGGATATTCTGATACTGAGATAGTTCAAAAATTAGAAAACGTTATGGGTTATGGCGAGCGCACAGCAGCCGAACGTTCACTCAATGCAATCTTTTTCCCATTCTCATTTAACAAAACTGTTATGCGCCAATTTGGAATGTTCCTTTTGACTCATCCTGGCAAACGTTTAGTTATTGAAGGAATCATGGAACTATACGATCAAGTAGATGGACCTAAATTCCGAAAGTGGATGGAAGACAATACGCCACTTATCAAACAAGTAGAACAATTAAACGCTCTTAAACATGGTGTAGGACTTGGGCAAGGTTTTGGTATTAACGCTCCTTACATTAGTGGGCTTCTTACTTTGCTTGGACCTAAAACATTAGATTACGGCGCACCAAAAAAGAATGATGGAAACCTACAACTTCTAAAACAATATGTTCCTGTGGTCAAAGAATTTATGGATTTGTTTATAGATAAAAACAAATTGGCTCTTAGTGGTCAAGTTGGCGATACCGCTAAAACTATTGCTCTAGGTCTTGGACTTGCAGAAAACATTAAACGCGTTACTGGTAGTTATCAGGTTGAAACTGACTTTCAACCAAAACGCCATCCTTTAATGCCTGATGCTGCCCAACAAAACGCAGCTTGGGATTATCGTTCTCGCCTTATAACAGGACTTTCTCCTGTCCTTGAACACAATTATAAAAATCCTAATAGTCGAGTTGTATGGCCCAATTTGATTCCAGTTGAAACAGGACTTATTGGAAAGCCAATTAATAAGGCTACTATTGGAGAATTAGTCCACTATAAATACCCTGCTTGGGATAATGCCCAATCAGCAGTTATATCTGCCCGAAAACTTACTGAAGCAGATCGTTTCATCGGAGAAACAACCAAGAGGAATCCCCAACTTGGGGCGGGTTATCGTAAATTTGAAGATGCCGCAGTCAAGGTCAGCAACGCTATAAACAAAGACAACGTTAGTTTGGATAATCTTGCTAAGATTACAGATATATTTAGAGGTATAGCGATAGAATTGTCCGTTAAGGACAGAAACTTTGCTGACTTTTATAAGACACATTACGAACGTTTGTTCGGTCCATTGGAAGGATTTAAGCCATGACCTGGGTAGCCGACTCTAAAGGAAAACTTACCGTCTGGAAAGCTGATGGAAAAGGAAATCCAAATAAAGTAGGAGATAACGTAACTTCTGATCCATTTGCGGCTTTTACTAATTTGCCAGGCATGAGCAGTTCAGGTAGTTCAGGCATTGGCAAAGTAGATATAACTGCCAACGAATATGACATTACAGGTTTAGGTCTTCCTGCCACAGTAACTAACGGCAAAACCACAATGAATGCAGATACTTTTATTAAAGCACTACAAAAGACTGCCCTTACTGATTCTGGCGCTTGGGCTGGAATTCAATACGCGATGTATCGCGCAAATTATTATGGCAAAACAACTCCTACTTTTGGAACATGGGACAAAAATTCAGACTTAACTAGCATTAAACAATTTATGGAAGCACTTACTTTATTAAATGATGACCCAACTAAACCTGCATCTGTTAATACTTTTCTTACGGATCAAGAAAATGCTGCAATTAGTTTAGGCGGCAATGGAATCCGCCCTCAAATAGCAAAGGTAACTGTTCCTAATACCCTTGACCTTAACTACATTTCAGATAAAGCATTTAGAAGCGCGCTAGGTCGCCCACCTACCGTTAAAGAAAGCGCCGCATTTGCTAAGTCTTATCAAGCAGATGTTATGGCTGTTGCCCGCGCTAATGCTGCGGCTACTGCTCCTGCAATGCCTAAGATGCCAGAAGCGGCTGCGCCTCAACTTCCAACTATTCCCGGACAAACAAAGCCAAGTATTAAGCAACCTACAATTGCTGAAAACTTTGCTCAAGCACAAACTTCCCCAACTGTTTCCGTTGTTGGAAAACAAGATGTTCCTAATGCAGATGTTGCAGCAGCAGAATTTGCTAGACAAGCAGACCCTACAATGGCAGGGGTTGAAGGATTAAACTCAGCTTTAAGTAATTGGTTCAAATCTCTCGGTGGGGGTGGATTGGCATAATGGCAACTAAAAAGAAACCTTCAACTGATGCGCAGATAATTGCTAAGGCAAAGAAAAATACGCCTTGGCTTATTCCGCTTCTTACTGACCCAACACACGGAAAAACTTATCTTGATTGGGCTAGAGCAGCCGAAGCAGGCAAGCCTGTTACAGATCAACAAGTTGCTGCTGCCACTTATAATTGGGACATAACTCAAGTTTGGAATAAAAATCAAGCTGCATTATTTAATCTTAGTCTTTCAAATCCCGGAGAATATAAATCTCAACTTGGTGAAGCAACGGCTTCTGTTGATAGCGCAATTCAAAAATCAGGACTTCCTGTTGACACTAACAAACGTCAAGAACTTATTGATGACATATTCTTAAAAGGTTGGAAAGCAACTGACCCACGCATTGCTGAATTAGTCGGTGGAACTTATGACGTTACTAAAGTAACTAGCGGAACTGCTCAAAACCTTACAGACCAAATGAAAAGTCTTGCTAGAAGTTATATGATTCCTTTAGACCAAACAACACTAAATACATGGGGTCAGGCAATTTCTAAAGGCACTTCTACTATTGAAGATATGACTAAATATCTTAAAGGTCAAGCTGCTGGTTTATATCCATTTATGTCTGGCGTTATTGATTCAGTAACTCCTGAAACTTATTTCTCTCCATTAAAAAGTTTAATTCAAACTAACTTAGAAATTAATCCTGCTGCAATTGACTTTAATGACCCAAGCGGTAAATGGATGAACCTTGCTTATTATAAAGACCCTAAGACTGGGGCTAATGTTGCACGATCAAACTCTGAAGCAATTAAAGAAATGCGCACAAATCCTATTTATGGATACGATACAACTCAAGGCGCAATAGATTCAGCATACGCGCTAGGTTCACAAATTCGCTCACTAACAGGACACGGGGCATAAAATGGCATTTAATCCTATGGACATGAATACTCCTAGTGTCGCACCCACACCAACCAAAACTATTGCTCAACTTCAAGCAGATATTGCTGCTCAACAACAAAAAGTAAAAGACTTAACAGCAACTGCTCTTGCAGCACAAACAAAAGCAGAAGCAGCAACTGTAAAGATGGACCCTACTTATGGTGTTACTTTGGCACAACAAGCCAAAGATGCAGCAACTCCTGGCTCTCAAGCATATATTGATGCTAACAATGCTTTAACTCAAGCAAAAAATGTTGTTGCCCTTGGTCCTAAGCCAGCAGATAAAGCAGGTTATACAGTTACCCGCGTAGGCAACACTTGGCAATATGTTTCTAATGGAACAGGCGGGGGTGTCGGCGGTGGTGGTTACATTCCACCAACTACTCCAACTACTCCGGCTACTCAACCTGCTGCTATTAAAGGAGTAACTCAATCCGCTAAAGATATTGTTAATCAATTCCTTTTGGAATCAGGCATGGGTGAATTAAGCAATGATGTTTGGTCGCAATGGACAGCAGGAACTAGCGCTCCACAAATTATTGATTATGTTCGTAAAACCCCTCAATATGCGGCTCGTTTTCCAGCAATGGCTGCTCTTAACAAAGCAGGGCGCAATATCTCTGAAGCGGCTTATATTGCTAAAGAACAAGCTGATATTGATTTAATGAAACAATATGATATTCCTTTAAGCGTTTATGGAACTACTGCTTATTTGGGAAGCCTTATTGAAAACAATGTAACTTATAACGATCTTAATAGTCGTCTTATTGCGGTTCGAGATACTGTGAAATCTTATGATCCTTCAATCCTTAAATATGCTCAAGATACTTTTGGGTTATCTGAAGGCGATTTAATGGGGTGGGCGCTAGACCCAGTTAAAACATTGCCAGCGATTCAACAAAAAGCCGAAGCCTTTAAGATTGGTGGTGCTGCCCTTGCTGCTGGTTATAACGCTCAAAGTGCTAATAAAGAACTTACTCAAGAACAAGCAAATGCTTTGGCTGCTGCGGGAATTACCCAACAACAGGCCCAACAAGGATTTACTAACCTAGGTCAAATGGGTCAATACCAACAAGCCCTTCCTGGAGAAGCAACTGCTCCTTTGACCGAACAACAATTAATCAATGCCCAATTTGGGTTAAATGCTCCTGATGTTGAAGCTCTTAAAATTGCCAAACAAAAGAAACTTTCTGAGTTTGAACAAGGTGGAAACTTTGCGGCTACTCAAGCAGGAATTGTTGGATTAGGCACTTCATCTAACGTCTAATAACTTGCACCATAAGGTTGACTCGGATAGCATTTCATTACTAAGGTCCGACTTTGTTGTAGATAGTTTCCAAATCGTCTATCTCAGACCTTAAAGAGATTTGATGGGAATTGCCCCGTGAATGGCTATACGGTGTCAACTCTGGCTTTCGAGCCAAATCATGTATTACTAAGCCCTGCCGCATCACATTCCTAGTAGATGCGCGAAACAGAATTGGAAAAAGCAATGAGCGAATACGATCTTGACAATGAAGAATTAGAACTAACAACGGATGACAACACAGGCGAAACCGACAGAGATTCTCGGTCATTTGTGCGTAAGTTGGAGCAGGAAGCGAAAGACGGCAAAAGAGCAAGACGTGAGGCTGATGAAGCCAAAGCGGATGCAAATGCTGCAAAGCGCGAACTAGCTTTAATGAAGGCAGGAATTGATTTGGATTCTCCAACAGGTAAATTGTTTGTGAAGGCATACGATGGAGAAATATCAGCAGATGCAATCAAGGCGGCAGCAACAGAATATGGTCTAATAGCCACATCTGAAACTCCCGAGGTGCAAAATGATTTGGCAGCGCTAAATCGTGTATCTCAAGCCTCAACTGGTTCTACTGGTTCAGTTGCTCCTGGTGTGCTTGAAGCAATTAAAAATGCTTCACCCGAGGAAGTTCTCAAAATTCTTCAAGAAAACAATATCGCTATTTCAAACGAACAACCCGGCGGGTGGGTTTCACTCGTCTAACCCTTAGCGAAAGAGAACTAACAAATGGCATTAACACAGGTCAGTTCGCTTGACATCTCGAAGGCAGCGTATGAGCAACTTGCTTACTACGCACTACGCCCAGAGTTATACTACGATTCACTCGTAGAAGTTCAAGCAACAAACGCAACATCACGCGGAACTTCCGTAACATTCACAATTGCTTCTGATCTTGCTGAAGCATCAACAGCTCTTACAGAAACTTCAGACGTTACTCCAGTAGCAATGGCTGACTCTTATGTAACAGTTACACCTCTTGAATACGGTAACGCTGTTCAACTTACTTCTAAGTTAGGCGCAACTGCGTTCCTAGAAGTTAACCCAATTGCTGCAAACGTAATCGGTTGGAACGCTGGTATCTCAACAGATGCTATCGCTAGAACTGCTGCTGGCGCAGGAACAAACGTTGCATACACATCAGGAACAACACGTGCTGGTCTTGCAAAGACAAACACACTTACAGGTAACGATGTCCGTAAGGCTGTTGCTTCACTTCGTAAGAACAACGTTCCTACATTCAATGGTATGTATAAGGGTCTAATCCACCCAGACGTTTCATACGACTTCCGTGGTGCAACTGGTGGAACAAACTGGTCAGACCCACACGTTTACTCTGATCCTTCAGGTATCTACAATGGTGTAATTGGTAACTTCCAGGGCGTTCAGTTCATGGAAACACCTCGCGCTCCTTTATTTGCTGATGGTGGACTAAACTCATACACAATCTCAACAATTGCTGTTGCTTCTTCAGTTGCAACAATCACAACTTCTGCTGCTCATGGTCTTGCAGTTAGCGATACTCTGACAATTTCAGGTGCTACCGCTACTTCAGGAACAGGATCAACATCACAACTTGGCTTTAACGCTCAGTTCACAGTTGCAACAGTTCCAACAACAACAACTCTTACAATTTCTGTTGCTGGTCTATCTGCTGTTAACGCAGGAACTTCCCTAACACTTGCTGTTAACGCAGTAGATGTTTATGGAACTCTTGTAATGGGTCGTCAAGCACTTGCTAAGGCATTTTCAACAGGTGGCGGTTATGGCGAACAAGCTATTATCGTTGACGTTCCTGTTATTGATACACTTCGCCGTTTCACAGGCGTTGGCTGGAAGCACTTTGTTGGTTACGGTGTATTCCGTCAGGCTGCTCTATACCGCATTGAATCAGGTTCATCAATCGGTCAATAAATAAAGTTAGGGGAGTGGGCGCTTAATACCTTTCTCGCTCACTCCCCGCTTTACCCTTTTAGATAGGATTTGCAATGGCGATTATTTTTACCCCACCTTCACGGGTTAACGTGCCTGTTGTAACTCCAGCAACACCCAAATTTCAACAACGCCCATTTGGTTATTTCAAAGCATCTATTCCTAGAGGCGCTAATGTTTGGATTTACACAAATAACATTATTTCTGAAAATCAACCCCCATTGTGGGAAGCTACGGCTACACAGCCTGGAGTAAAAAAGGTATTTTATGGCGGTAGGTCTTATGAGATCACCGAAAATGAAAAACAGATTCTTACCCAAGCTGGATACGGTGATAACATTGTCGGATGAACAGGGGGAAACAATGGAATTAAACCATAACGACCACCTAGGCTATTTTGTTGAAGATTGTTTTGTCTGTAAAGTTTCCACAATTTCTTTTGGTAGTGGCACAGCACCTACCCGCAGACCCGGTGCAGAGGCAGTAGAAGCCCGCGAACGCCGTTGGAAGAAAGATATGCCTGCTTATAAAGAACTACGCGCACAGGGGCTACAACCGCCTCATATTGACGGCTCTGCTGATTTAGCCGCAAGAGCTGAAACACGTTTTGAAGTTGAAAGTGGTCAAGTCTTAGAAGGTCAAGCAAAGAAAATTGAAGCAACAGTTTCTGCGTTTGAATCTGCGACTGGTCAAAGTCTTTATACCCCTAACACAACACCGGTGAATCTATGACAACAGGCGCAGACTGGATAACTAAAACTCGCGGATATTTAATGTCGGGTTATGCAGAGAATAGAAACAAATTATCAACAGCCTACACAGCAGGTTCTGGCACTTTAACATTTCAATATGCAGTAGATGGTATTCGCCCTGGCGCTCGCTTATGTATTGGCACAAATACTTTTTATGTTTGGGCAGTAAACGGGCAGACAGCAACCGTATCAGCAGCAGAAGATGGTTCAACTGATGCAAGTGCTATAACAGGTTCTTTAGTTCGAGTTGCTCCACGATTTACAGATGATGAAATTTGGAAGACACTAGCTGAAGATTTGGGCGACCTTTCTTCTCCTGCTAATTCACTTTATGCAATGCAAGTTGTTGACCTTACTTACAATGCCATTGTCAATGGTTATGACCTAGGGCCTGTTGGGGATCAACTCCAATCAGTTTATGAAGTTAAGTATTTAACTCCTGGGCCTCAATTAGATAACCCACGCATTAACTCAAATGGATGGCGCTTGAACCGCGATGCCACAACTACTCAATATCCTTCAGGTATTTCATTGCAACTATTTCAACCTGCTTATCCTGGTTATAACCTTCGTGTTCTTTACCGCGCCAACTTTGTTATGCCTACAACTACTTATGCAAATGTTTCCTCAACAGGACTTCAAGCAAGTGCTACTGACCTTCCACCATTAGGCGCTGCAATACGTTTAATGCAAGGTAGAGAAATCAAGCGTAACTTTACTGAAGGTCAAGGCGATACTCGTAGAGCAAGTGAAGTTCCACCTGGGGCAGTATTACAATCATCACGCGGATTACAACAACTTCGCGCTCAAAGAATTGCTGCTGAAGCGGCTAAATTGGATGCACTATACCCAAGTTTTAGGGCGTAAATATGGCGATAGAAAGAATCAGTTATAAAACTCCTTTTTATGATCCATCTCCTTCATTCTATGCAGGAACTTCTTATAGCGGATTAGTTCCATATCCATTTCCTATTTCTATTGCTGGACACGCTTATCAAGTTCAATGGGATTCAACTGCCATTGGTGTTTGGGGCGCTCGCTTTAAGAAAAACTCTTTACCGTTACTTAGAACTCAAGCTGATAGTTCTAATACTCCTGGCGAGCAATCTATTTCTCCTGAACAATTTTGGCGCAGATCACAAGATTCTTGGCAATTTGGTGCAGGGCAAATTCAACTAGATCGCGCTAACAGCGAATTGCGCAGATATAACTGGAGCAATGGCATTGACCCTTGGACTCCTTGGGAACTTAAACTTCTAAACGATACAACTAATGTTTATACAAGTGTTAATACAGGACTTCAATGTTTAGTTGCAAGCACTTATGTTTATATGATTGATTCAACTGCCCTTAAATTTTCTTCAGGTGCGTTAAGTAGTTGGACTTCTGTAACAGGAATGACAGGTTCTCCATTATCAATGGCAACTGATGGAAACACTATTTGGACTGCTAACAATACTAATGGTGTTTATTCAGGAACTGTTGCCGGGGCTTCAGTATCTAGTTACGCAACAGGAACTGCTACTCTTGTTCGTTTTGTTAAATCTCGCTTGATGGCTGCTGGTGGTGGAAAACTTTACAATATAACTGCTTCAGGAGCTTTACCAACTGCCCTGCTTGACCTTTCTGCCCGTAACTTTACTTGGGTAGATATTACTAGCGGAGAATCACAAATTTATGCAGCAGGATATTCAGGAGATAAATCCCTTGTTTACCGAACAGCAATTAAATCTGATGGAACTGCCCTTGATGTTCCTATTGTTGCAGCAGAACTTCCTGATGGAGAAATTGTCCGTTCTCTTGGAACTTATCTTGGCTATGTTCTTATTGGTAGCGATTTGGGCGTTCGTTTCTGTTCAGTCAATACTGATGGCTCTTTGACTATTGGTTCACTTACTCAGACAAAACATTACGATACTAATGTCCAAAGTCCTGTTTATTGTTTTGAAGGTCAAGACCGTTTTGTTTGGTTTGGCTGGTCTAACTATGATGAAAATACTGGCTTAGGTCGAATGGATTTAACAAACTTTACTTCTACCCTAACCCCTGCTTACGCATCAGACTTAATGGTTCAAAATTCAACTGGAACGGTTCGCTCTGTTGCCACTTTCAATAATAAGCGCATCTTTACCGTAGATGGAAAAGGTCTTTATATTGAAGCCGATATTCCCGTTGCTTCAGGTTATTTAGTAAGCGGAGTTATTTCTTACGGAATTTCTGATCCTAAAGTAGCTATGTATTTAGACATCAAACATGAACCTTTAGTTGGAAGCATTACCGTTGGAATTGTTGCTGACCAAAGTGATTCAGATTTAGATACCGATGTAGTTGCAACTATCGGTGTATCAAATACCGCAGGTAGTGTTTCTCCCGAAAATGCTTTTCCTTGTGGGCAACTTGTAGGAGAAAATTTCCAAATTGTTTTGACTTTAACTTCAAGCGGAACTGCAAGTCCTGTATTAAGTCGTTATACCTTGCGTTCTTACCCTGCCCCCGTTCGCAGCGCTCAATGGGATGTTCCTATTATTCTTGCCCCAATTGTGGTCGCTGGAGATAAAGATTGGTCATTTGATGTAAATTCTGAAGTTAGCTTTTTAACAGCTTTGCATCAAGCCCAAAATGTAATTACCTATCAATTCGCTGATGCAGTTTCGCAAGTGGTAATGTATGATTATCAATGGTTGCCAGAGGCCCTTGATATAGATGGAAACCCAAGAGGCATCTTTTATGCTCAACTAAGAGAGATAGTAGGTTAATATGGCAAGACGTGAATATAAAGGTGCTGCGACTCCTACCACCATTACAAGTGGTATTACAAGTTCGGCTACTTCTTTAACCCTAACCGATGCAACCAATTGGCCGACTGGCTCATTTTCTTTTGTTATTGATCCGGGGCTAGCAGGCGAAGAAAAAATCCTTGCCACTTCCCGCACAGGAACTGTTGTTACTATTACTACTCGCGGATATGACAATACAACCGCTTCTTCTCATATTGCTGGCGCTATTACTTACCCAGTTCCTACTGCCGTTGACTTTGATGAAGCCAATAGCCTTGTTAGTGGAATTACTGCTGGTACTGGTATTGCTATGGCTGGTTCTACTTCCGGTTCAACTCTTTTCAAATCAAGTGCTGTCGCAGGATCAACAACTCTCACCCTTCCTGCTGCTACCGATACCCTTGTCGGTAAGGCTACAACCGATACTTTAACTAATAAGACTCTAACTTCTCCCGTTATCGCAACTCCTTTGATCTCATCAACTTACACCGCCAAGACCGCCGCCTATACCTTCGCAAGTGGAGATGAAGGCAACTTATTTTCAATGAACAACGCGGCGACTGCCCAGTTCAATATCCCAACAGATGCAACCTT